CTATGACGGGACGGGTCCATCAGGTCAGGCCGCTGACGGGGACTCGGAGTGGATGTACGCCTCGGGTCGGATCCTCATCTGGCAAGACACCGAGATCGCGGTACCGAACCTTGATCAGGTGTTCCGTCGATCCAGCAACGAGCGAATCGCAATCGCGGAGCGGGTCTACGCCGTGGTTGTGGAGTGCGGTGTTTGGACCGTGGAAGTCACCCGTACCTGCACTACGACTGGAGTTCCAACATGAGTAAGCGAGTGGAGTTCGATCCGGTCGTTGCTCGGATCTTGCTGGACCTGGCGGATAACCCGAAGCAGGTCAAGACCGATACCCAGGGTCCTAGCCTGTCTCTGCTGGTCCCTGACGAGCTATGGACCCGGTACGAGAAGTACCAGNCCGTGGAGGAGAAGGGGGGTAAGAAGAAGTGACNTCNGTNTGCTACACCCCCTTCAAGNTCCCCCGGGTNCGGGTGACTCAAGCTCNACTCCTGNGGNCNNCCNNTNACCGGCTCNTGCTCCACGGTCGTCAGTGACGGCATCATCTCCGTCGAGATGACCAAGGAGTACGAGGACCGGGAAGAGTTCTTCGTCAAGAACGGTGACGGCCAGTTCTGTGTCCGGGAGACCAACCCACCGATCCTGAAGTGGATCAACTTGGTCCTCACGTTCTGCAACGTGGACCCGGAGATGGTCGGCATCATGAGCGCAGAGCCGCTCGTCTACGACGACGCTGCATCGCCCCGGGCCATCGGATTCAGCACCCAGGAAGGCTCAGCCGCCAGTTCGTTCTTCGCCCTGGAGGGCTGGACCCGACTCGCCGGCCTGTCCACACCATGTACCGGTGGGGACGAGTACGGCTATGTGCTGTTCCCGTTCATCAAGGAAGGCACCATCGGTGACATGACCTTGGAGAACGGAGCCGCCAGCTTCGTCGTCAACGCCAGGACCAGTGGTGACAGTGCCTGGGGTACCGGCCCCTACTTCGTGGACTACTCCGACAACCCAGCCGGGTCGACCACGAACATTGCCCTACTGACGCCGATCACGTCCATACAGCATCACCGAATGTTCATCACTCGGAAGCCGCCGCCGACCGCAGCCTGTGGCTGCACGACTCTCAGTAGCCTGACGCCTAGCTAAGCTCCGGAGTGACCCAACGCAAGGTTGAGGGAGGGTGTCATGGTCTTCGCTGACTCGGCACCCTCCCTGCCGTGCAACTGGGATGTGGACACCGGCTGCTGCTCCGAGTGGGACACCTACTCCACGGAGCTACAGGACGCGGCCATGGAGTACGGCGCCCTGGTCGTGTGGGCAGCCACTGGGCGTCGGTTCGGACTGTGTGAGCGCACGGTGCGGCCCTGTGGCCCGACCGGGACGACGAACGTCAACGGGTACTACTGGGCTGAGGGTGCCTGGTTCCCGTACATCTTCAACGGCCAGTGGCGTAACTGNGCNGGCTGCGCNATGAGCTTCGGCTGCTGCTCCTGTGANCCCAGTTGCCAGGTGTGGCTGCCACCGCCGCTCTACTCCATCCCCGCCACTGGCATCACGGTGGGTGCGGAGATCATCCCGATCGACTCGTGGCGGGTGGACGACTCACAGTGGCTGGTCCGCACCGACGGTGACTGCTGGCCCCAGTGCCAGGACTACAACACCGACGCGGGTGACAGCTTCTTCCAGGTGACGTACTTCCGGGGCCAGCCGGTCCCGGGTGTCCTGCTCCGGGCGGCCGGGGAGGTGGCCTGTGAGTACGCCAGGTCCTGCTCCGGGGCGGACTGCCGGCTCCCCTCCCGGGTCACGTCCATCTCCAGGCAGGGAGTTTCCGTCTCGATGACGGACGTCGAGATACTCCTGAGGGACGGCCTGACCGGGATCACGACTGTCGATCAGGTGATCTTGAAGTTCAACCCGTACCGGCTGCCGTCCAAGATGACCATCTCGTCCCCTGACTGGCCGCCCATGAGCCGCACGGTCACCTACCCGTGAACAGCTACGACTATGTCCTGACCCTGTCTGAGCAGTTGCTGAACTGCTTGTGCACGGCTGTATCCGGCATGCCATCCGACGACCGTCCACGCCACTGCTGTTACCGGGTGGGCACCGAACCGGTGCATGACGTGGAACTTGACCAGATGCACCCACGGGACCTCTGCTGTGAGGGCCTGGCGTACGTACTGCTCCGGGATGTCTACCCGTCCTCGGAATCGTTCCCAGATAACGACATCGTCCGGCAGATCCAGGGAGGTTGTGCCTGGCCAGCGTGGGCTATCGGCTTCCGGATTGGCATCCTGGGGTGCCTCCCACCGAGCTTCGATTGTGCCCCGAACAATGCCGCATACCTGACAAATCTCCGCCGCATGGAGGCCATCAACGCAGCGGTGTGCTGCTTCCGTGACTACATCCGTGTCTCCGATACATTCGCCGGCTTCAATCTGGTGATCGAGCGTCAGGTGCAGGGCTCCACATCCGGGGGCTGCACTGAGCGATATGTGAATCTGACAGCCCAGATCCCGAACCTGGACTGCACGTGTGGCTAAGATCGTCATCCACTACGTCCTTGCTGATCGCGAGGCGACCGAGAGTGCCATGCGGTTCATCCGCAAGGCAGTACGAGAGATGCGCTTCATCGCTCGCCTCGGAGCATCACACGGTCCGTACACCACCGGGCGACTAGCCCAGAGCATCCAGCAACGAGGCCCGTACCTGGAGGGCCTGGTCATCCGTGCCCAGGTCGGCTCCGACCTGTTCTACGCCAGGATGGTGAACAGTGGAGCCAGGCCACACTTGATCTTCCCGATCCCGCCCCGCAAGTACATGAAGTTCTACTGGCGCAGGGTGGGTCGAGTCGTCTACCCGGACAAGGTCCGCCATCCCGGCCAGCGTGGTAAGGGCTACCTGGAGGAGGCGGCCCGAACCATCGGACGTCGTTACAACCTCCGGGTCGTCATCTATCCGTGACGTATAGTCCCGACATGACAACCCCAGAGGACCCTGGCAAGGAAACTCGTCTTGTCCTGGTCAGAGACCGCAACATTGTGATCCGTCAACTGATCGACACCCAGCTATTCCTACTGTCGCGTGAGGCACGTCTGGCCTCCCGTGAAGACACCGACCCGCAGCGTCGTATGGCATCCATCGCACGGATCTTCGACATCCTGGAGTCGGCTGTGGTCCAGGAGGAGGACCGTGAGTACCTCATGGACCTCACCGTCGCTGGTGACCTGGAACTGAAGGACCTGATGGGCTTCGTGACCGCCTTCGCTGACGACCAGGAGAAGCCGAGAGTTCGCCGTGGCCGCGCTGCCACAAAGCGCAACTAGCGCTTCACAAGTTACGGTTCCCAAGTTGAACCGTGACCCAGTTCAATCCCTATGTCCGTTTTCTATCGTTGTGGACGTTAAGGGCCAAGATGTGGTGATACCTCCACTGCCGGCAGCGGACTGGCTCATCGTCCTGATGGTCGAAAACGTGGACCTCGACAATATCTTCCCGGGCTTCCTGAGCCCTGAGGACGAAGACGTCGTGGATGACCTGCTCATGACCGGGCAACTGAACGTGGAGGAGTACGAAGACATCCTCCTGAGCGTCATTGAGACCGTCTCGGCCCGGAACTGGTGGGTCGCCTTCCGCCTGATCGAGATGGCCAGGACGTCGTGGGATGTCCTGGGAGCGGAGATGGCCCTCCGTGCCGTTGACGCCACCAAGATCTCCCTGTCCGCCTGGCTGGACGTACTCCTGCTGTTGACGCTGCGCAACATGGACCCTGACAAGGTCCAGATGTTCACCATGAAGCTGGAGGCTCCGCCACCTGAGGCGGAAGCTGACGCTGAGCCGCAGATGTCGGTCAGTGACTTCATGTCCATGGCTGGCTGATCACCTATAATCCCTGCCAGTGGCGCATCACCTCAATTGCCCACTTTGCAGGGAGGTGGTGACGTCGCATGGCATCCATCGGTGAAGCCTTCATCGACGTGCATGCCAACACCTCTCCGTTCCATCGTGAAGTAGCCCGTGACCTGGACCGGGTCGCCGACGATGCTGAGGGTGAACTCAACAAGACCGGTCGCTCCATGGGGGACAAGATCTCCGATGGCATCGGTGTCGAACTGAGACGGCGGGGCAAGTCGTTCGCCAAGGCGATTGGTGACGGCACCAAGAACACCGTGGTCCGGATCCGGAGCATCCTGAAGTTCGACCAGATCCGGGACACCATCCGGCGTCGGTTCCGTCGAGACATCGGGGACACGATCCAGAAGGAGATCACTGACGCACTGGATCGTTCCACCAGGGGCGGGGCACTCAGCAAGTTCAGTTCGGCCATCGCTGATGCTGTTGGTGCCGGGTTCAATGTGTCCGGAAGATCGCCACTGATCGCTGCACTCATCCCAGCGTTGCTGGCCCTGGTGGGTGTCATCGTGGCTGCCCTCCAGGCGGCCAACGCCCTGGTGGCNGTCCTGTTCATCATCCCTGGTNTGNTNGCCTCCNTCGGCCTNCAGGTNGGGGTNGTNATGATCGCCTTCCGGGGNATGGGAGAGGCGATCCAGGGGGCCTTTGCNGCNAAGAACGCCAAGGAACTACGACTGGCACTGAAGGATCTGTCTCCTTCGGCCCGTGACTTCGTCAAGGAACTGTTGCCGTTACGGGACCTGTTCCGGGAGATCGGACGTGTAGTCCAGCAGAACTTCTTCGCCAAGTTGACCGGGGTCATCACTGCCATACGTAAGTCTCTAGGACCCAGCCTCATCAAGGGCTTCGGACAGTTGGCCTCAGCGATGGGTCAGTTCTTCGAGGACTTCGGNCTACTGCTGGCNAGTCCAGGGTTCAAGAACTTCTTCAATGCCATCATCCCAGCTACCGCCAGGTGGCTGGACAAGTTCGGTATGTCTCTGTTCGGTAGGCGTGGCTTCGTGACCGCGCTCATCGCCATGGCTACAGCGCTCATGCCGTTCATGGAGAAGTTTGGTGACGTCGTTCTCCGGAACCTGGACCACCTTGCCGGGCTCATGTTCCAATTTGTCGCCAGTCCAGAAACGACCAAGTGGCTCGACGACATGGCAGCTACCCTGCAACTTGTCTTTGATTTGCTGTTCAAGGTTGGCGAGTTCCTGTTCGTCTTCCTCCGAGAACTGAACAATGCCGGTGGCGCGGAGGTCATTGAGTTCCTGTCACAGGCACTCATGGAGTTGATGCTGTTCCTGGCTTCACCGATTGGCCAGAAGGCCATGGAGGGTCTCGTCGACCTAGGCAAGTTCGGTATTGCANCCTTNGCCGGCCTGGTCATCATCTTGCTCTCGGTCGTTGCCGCCTTCGAGGCAGTGTCCGAGGCGTTGCGATCAGGGTTCCTACCGGCCATCACGGAAGCCATCCGGATCTTCATTCAAGCCATCATTGACGCGGCCACGTTCCTTGGGGTGTGGATTGCTCGGATCATCGGATGGATCGGTGACTTCTTCAGGTGGCTGTGGGGGATCATCACCACAACCAAGAGCAACTTCAGTAGCCTGACCTCCGGTGCCGCCTCCATGGTGTCCAAGGTGGTGGCCGTCATCAAGGGCCTCCCTGGTCAGATACTGGCTGCACTGAAGAACCTCGGTGGCCTGCTTGTGGGTGCTGGACGGTCCCTGGTGCAGGGACTCATCGACGGCATCAGGCAGAAGATCTCCGAACTGAAGAACCTGGTCTCATACCTGGCCAGCCTCATTGCTGGGTTCTTCGGATCCTCACCAGCCGAGGAGGGTCCTCTGTCTGGGCAGGGGTGGACGAAGATCCGGGGTCAGCACATGATCCAGGACCTCATCAAGGGCATCCAGGCCGAGACACAGAATCTGCGACAGGCCAGCTTGGAGGCCACCAGCAACATTGTGTTCGGCCCCAACTCGATCCAGATGAAGTTCTCTGGGCCGGTGCCGGATCAGCAGCAGGCCCGTACGGTGGGTGCCGCCATGGGGATGTCGGCAGCCGAGCACATCGCAGCGCGGAACACTCGGCTCGTGGTGAGGACTCTCTGATGGGTAACTACAACCCCCACATCCCACAGATCCTGGGCCAGCAGTGGGTTCCGATCAGGGAGCAGCCACTTTCACTGACGCCTCGGATCAACCTGGTCGAGGTTGGTCACGCCTTCACTCTGGCCACCAGTCGAACGATCAGTACCGCACGGTTCTATCTCAACGACTGGCCCCCGGACAATCCCCCCAGTCAGGTGATCCTGGCCAGTGTCTACCGGCATGGGACCGAGGACCTCACCGGCCCTATCCAGAGTGTGATCATCCCCTGTTCGCTGGGCACCGCCTTCGGTGGCTCGGTGACGCTCAGTGGCAGCGCCCCGAACATCGCCGCCGCCCTGTTCAGCCCATCTGACAACGCCCGGGTCCTCATTAACACTGGCGCGACACCGTTCATTGACCTTCGATTTGACACTGAGGCATTCCTTCCTCAACTGATCGGCAAGAGGATCCTGGGCATCGACTTCCTCTACACGTATACCGAGGATGAAGCCGGTGAATTGTCGCTGGCCACTGACCTGGACATGGGGTCAGGGGGCAATGCCACGACGATCACGGAATTGATACCCACGAACACAGATCAGTTCAGCACGGGTGTGAAGCTCGGTCGCCAGACGATTGGTGAAGTTGACTTCTACTGGGCCGCCCCGACTGTCAGTGTCGAGGTTCTTCCCTGGTCACCAAACCGGCTCCGGGCCTTTGATGATGCCAGTGGCCTGACCGAGCGGGTGCTCACCCTCAGCGTGACCGGCAACCCACCCTCTGCCAACCAGAGCATGTCGTACGGGTACGCCGCCCTTGAGGTGTTCTTCTGCGAGGAACAGCGAGTCCTGTATGGCGGACGGGTATTCGGTACCGGCTCCGCTAACTACGTCAAGGGTGCCAACCAGATCACCATGCGGGACCTGTCTGATGCCGCCAGCCCGGCCCTAGCTGCTGGTGACTATGACCTCGTCCTGTCCTCAGCCGAGTTGTCGTCGCGTGACACCAGCATCTTCCCGACACTGAATCAACTCCAGGAACTGTACCCAATCCCATCGCACCCACCGGTTCGGGTCATTCGACCGTTCCCACTGAACACCTCGCTCGGGAAGACGTTCACGACTGAGCCGACCCTGCTTCAGCCGCAACTGTCCCTGCACACCTCCACCGGTCCGTTGACTGAGGTTCACGTGTACGGGCGCCAGGCCGTGGCTCAGGTGTACGGGACCATCATTGCGACCCAGGAGATCTACGACACCCCAGCCGGTGGAGCGAGGCCGTATCCATGGGTGCGGTACTACGCCCGCAGGTTCGGTGACACCACCGTTCCATTGAAGCTCAGTACTACCTCCCCCGCCATCAGTGGGTCCACTGTGGACATTACACCGGCTGAGTTCGATGAACTGGACGAGGTGGTAGACGGCTGGAAGGAGGTCACCCTCCGGTTCGACAGNGCCCCATCCATGGGCACCGGTACGAGCCCACAGTGGCGCTGGACCGCTGCCGGGGAACTACCCGGCAACCGGTGGGAGGTGCTGGGTGCGTACGCCCCAGCCCTGTCCGGAGCACCGTTCTACCCGTTCAACAAGGTTCCGTCCCCGAACCAACTGTCCCTGGCCACGTACGGTGCACCGGTCTCTGGTTCGGTCATCAACCTGGGCTGGCTACCACAGTACGCCCCACCCGTATCAGCGGTTGTCGATGACGATACTGCTGACGCTGCCCTGATGTTCGCAGCGGACCTGGGCACCGTCACCGGGTTCAGTGTCACTGGTGCCGAACAGGAAGTCGTCGGGATCGGCTTGGANTGTGGGGTNGATCCATGCTGTATCCCNACTGAGATCTTCTACAACNNGATCACCTGGGGCCTGCCAGCTAACACCGCAGTTGGTCTGGACGAGTTCACCCGTACCGAGGTGGCCGGCTGGGGCAACGCTGACGTCGGCGGTGCGTACACGTTGACGGCCCCTGCCAGCGCCTGGTCCGTTAACGGAACCAAGGGTGCCCTGACCTTCAATGCCGTCAGCACGCTCATGTCCGCGTTGCTGAACATCGCAGCCGTGAACTTCGACATCCAGGTCGACCTCACCTACGACCAGTTGCCACTGACCAACGTCATCCGCACTGGTCCCGTGGGGCGTGCTGACAGCACATTGAGCAATGCCTATTTCGCTCAGATCCGAGTCTCCTCCACTGGAGCCGTGACCCTGAACATCGACAAGAACGTCGCTGGCGTCGGGTCCACAGTGGCCACAGTGTCGATGCCTGACCTGTCAATGGGTCCTGGGGGCACCCTGACGCTACGGTTCATGGCCTACGGCACCATCCTGAAGGCGAAGGTCTGGGTGACCGGGGAACCGGAGCCGGCGAACTGGGACCTGGAGGCCACAGACTCCAGCCTGACCTCAGGGACCTGGGCCGGCATCGCCGCCCTGGACGAGAGCGCGGTCACTGGTCACAGCCTCCAGTACGACAACTTGTTCATCAACCCCACGTTGTACTACTTCGGCTACAACGAGCTTCAGCGCATGGACACGCTGGACACTGAGTGGCAGACCATCATGAAGGCCACCAGCCCGGCCATCACCTCGTTCAACGACTACGAGGCTCGGGTGGGGATCCTGTCGTCGTACCGCATCCGGGCAGTGGACGTGTACGACTTCCCCGGGCCGTGGTCGTCCACGGTCACGGCCACTGTGCCGGAGCCGGGCGTCACCATCGGCTGTGAGGATGGTCATCTGCTGATCTTCACCTCGAACGAGGAGCAGGACGGCTCCGTCAACCTGGCCTATTCCAGTGTCTGGGAGGGTCGGGTCGAGGAGTCGTTCGCCTTCCCGGAGTCTCGCTTCGTCGAACTCCAGGCCATGTATAACCGGGACTTCTTCACGGCGTTCCGGCCCACGGAGCGAGGTGGGGAGCAGTTCTCCCGCACGGTCCTGGTGCAGGCCGCCGCCATTGACCCGGAGACCCTGGCCGACTTCACCGGTCTACGGGACATGGCCTGGGCGAACACGTCCTACATCTGTGTCCGGGACGAGGACGGCAACCGGTGGTTCGCCACGGTCATGGTGCCCAGTGGCCGGGTCCTGCGGGACCGGCGACTGTACCTGGCCCCAGTGGAANTCATCGAGGTGACCGTTACGCCCAGTGAGGTGGACCCGCCATGGCCCACCAACAGTTAACCAACATGCCCCATGACCCACTCCTGGATCTGGAGCCGTGGGTCGGACAACGGCAGGCATCGTTTCGGTTTGAACTGCTCAACGGGGTGACGGGACAGAGGCTCGGCAACCTCACCCCTATCCGAACCGCAACGTTGAGTCATGACACGTCCCGCACCATGAAGCGGCAACTCAGCCTGGACCTGGGAGTAGCTGATCACGCCGCCATCAACCCGATCACTGATCGGATCCTCCCGTTCATGGTCTTTCCCACTGGAGCCGAGTATCCACTGGGGCGGTACATGTTCACTGACACCAGTGACCTGGTCACCACGGGTGGACGCCTCAGTAGTGTGATCCTCAACGATGAGATGTTCCTAGTGGATCAGCAGATCACTGCCGCCATCTCAAACACTGGGGTTAGTACCGAGTTCCTCATTGCCAGCATCTTGGATGGTCTGGACAACGTCACTGTCAATTACACACTGGAGGCTTCCGGGTTCACTGTCAGTGGAGGGTGGTCCATTGGTAGCAACCGGGGACAGATCCTGGAGGCTATCGCAATTCAGGGTGACTACTTCTCTCCCTGGTTCGACAACACTGGCGTCATGCGCTTCATACGGACCTTCGACCCAGCCACCAAGTTGCCAGACTTTGATTGGGACGCCCACCAAACAGTCATCAGAGACAACATTGTCGAGACCAGTGAGATCCTCACGGCACCCAACCGGTTCATTGTCATCTCCAATGATGCGGAGGACCCGACCGTTGAGGTCACTGCCACTGCCGACATACCAGTCACTGCGCCGCACTCCATCGCCAATAGAGGGTTCGTTATTGCCCATGTGGAGGATCTTCAACTGAGTGATAACACTCAGGCCCAGGCAGTGGTTGAGGGGATCGCCAACCGGATGACCGTGTTCGAGCGGGTCGGTATCAACACTGCCCCTGATCCTCGCCACGACTCGTACAACATCATCCGGTGGGACGGAGTGAACTGGTTGGAGTTGGCCTGGTCCATGCCACTGGAGGAGGGGCGTGCCATGTCGCACCTACTGCGGAAGTCCTACTCATGATGCCGCAGCGAGATGGGCCGGACAGATTCGCTGACCTGTTCGGGGTCGGTGTAGAGACGCTGGTGCGTAACGCTTTTCGACTGGGCCTGACCTGGCGAATGCGGCCAGGCACGGTTACTGAGGCCACCTCCCTGGAAAAGGTGATGGTGCGACTTGATGGAGACACCGCCTCCATCCTGGTCACGTCCATGATTGGCCAGTTGCCGTTGGATGAACGGGTATACGTCATCACCATCCCCCCTGGTGGAAACTTTGCCATCGGCTGGGTCACGTTTCGTGGGACACAGCGGATCGCCACCACTACCCGGGTAGCCAATATCGGAACGTTCACTGTCGAAACGTTGGTGGACAGTGTCACCGCATATCTAGTGGTTGGTCATACCTACCGAATCGTATGGTACGGGCGCGTGTTCAAGGATGTAGCTGATGGCATCGCCCGTGGCCGTATCCGTGAAGACAGTATCTCTGGAACTGCTCTTGCCATTACGCAGCTTTACACGGCCACGGTGATCAATCAGAGCTTTCCATTGATCATGGAAACCCAGTACGTAGCCACATTGAGTGGCAATAAGACGTTCGTAGCTACCGTGACCCGGCAGACGGGTACGGGCAACCTCACGGCGCAGGCAGCAACCGACGCACCGACCCTCTTCTATGTGGAGTTGATCGAGTGAAGGTCTACGTCCTGCCTGCTGACGCACATGGGTGTGGACACTACCGCCTGATCTGGCCCAGTGATGTGCTCAAGGCAGCCGGCCACGAGGTCGTCATCATGCCGCCACGTCAGGACTCCGGCTTCATGGCCAAGATCGATGAGCTACCGGACGGTACCCAGCAACTTACTGGCCTACGGATACCAGCCGATGCTGACGTCATTGTGCTTCAGCGCCCGTCGCATCCACTGCAACCGAGCATGATCCGGATGGTCAGGTCCAACGGGGTCGCCGTGGTGGTGGACATGGAT